TTTCAATCGCTAGCGGGCAACGCTGGATTATTGTGTAAGGAATAAAAATGAGTAGCATAGCCGCCGGAACAACTACCACGACTGGGTACGTCGTCACATCAGACTCTACGGGAGCGCTGGTACTTAAGACTGGCGCGTCTGCTACGACTGCGGTGACTATTGATACGAGTCAAAACGTTGGTATTGGTACAGGAAGTCCCGCATATAAATTAGATGTTTCAGGTTCAGCTAGATTAAAAACAGGCGCAACAGGAACTCCTGTAATTGTTTCTACTGGAAGTGATACTCAAGGCACATTGCGTTTTGGCTCTTCTAGTACTGAATACAGCATAAATGGTGGGGCTGATTACCTTGCTCTAATTTTTAATACTAATGGCGCAGAACGCGCCCGTATAGACTCAAGTGGTAACTTGCTGGTTGGGACAACATCGCCAACTTATAGCGCATCGGGTCGTGGCTTAGTTGAGATCAATGGTTCTTCAACATCTTTGTTGGCGTTGAAGACAGGCGGTAATGCCGCAGGTTATGTGTATCACGATGGTACTGAAATGTCTGTTGTAAACACAAGAGCGGGTTCTTTACAGCTTAGTACCAATGGAGCAGAACGTGCCCGCATAACCTCAGCCGGTAACTTTGGTATTGGTACTACAAGCCCTAGCGGAAGACTTGAAGTTTCAAAATCTGGGCCGTCTCTTATTTACAACAAAGAAACTTCTGTAGGAGTAACATCCGTATGGAATAGTTCTGACGGGTCAATAGTTCTATTTGGTACGGAGTCAAATCACCCGTTACTTTTCGTCACCAACAACACAGAACGTGCCCGTATAGACACAAGCGGTAATTTTGGTATCGGTACTACAAGCCCTTCTTCTTTTGGAAAACTTGCGGTAAATGTTGGACAAGGGATTGGGTTTAGCACGGATCAATTTGGTAATGCGTTGATGACATCTGGTACATCAGCAAATCAAGGGTTTGGTTTAAATATACAAGTAGGCAATCCCGGATCACTTAACCTTAGTAAAGGCGCTTCAATAAACTTGTATGGCAACGCTCAAGATGGCCCTACAACAACTGGGCTTGCGGGTAGCGTCGTTATTGCAACGTCATCAGATGCGGCGATTACATCCGGGAATGGAAATAGTATTTATTTCCGCTACGGAAGCGTAGAACTTGCCCGTATAACCTCAAGCGGTAAATTTTTACTTGGAGCAACTAGTGGGGGCGGCGAGTTATCATTTAAAGATGTAACAGGCGTAAAAATTCAATTTAACGCCAGCGCTGATAACTCTTACGCAATTTCAAAACTGGCGGGTGGCGGTACTTTAGGTGATGGTGAATATCGTTTTACTGCTGGCAATACATCTGCTGGTGCGTTTACATTTTCATCAGGCGGTTCAGAACGTGTCCGTATAACATCAGGCGGTAACTTTGGTATTGGCACTTCGACTCCGCAATATCGTTTAAGTTTAGGTAATGCGGTTGGAAGAAAACTAGCCGTATACGATGATGGGTCTTCAGGTGGTGTAGCTTCTGGCTTTGGGGTTGATTTAAGTGGTTCCAGCTATGAGTTATCTGCTTGGTCTGGTGCTCCCGGCGGCGGTAACGGAATTTTTACTTTTGGGCAGGTCAACACAACCAACGGCGCATTTACAGAAAGGTTGCGCGTAAATACAGGCGGCCAACTAACACTGCCGTATCAGCCAGCGTTTATGGCGACGGAACAAGCCATAACATTTACGCCCGGCAGTTCTCCTTACATATACGGATCTGTAAAATTAAACCGTGGCGGGCACTATAACTCTGGGAATGGCAGGTTCACCGCTCCTGTTACAGGGGTTTACTATTTTTGCCACCAAACTTCTGGTCGTCCAGTGAGCAGTACTACGTATGAGCCAAAAATATATGTCAATGGTGTCGAGTTTTCTCGCGCTTTTGTTAACGGCGCGGGGTACGGGCCTAACGGCACGACTACACTCACTATAAGTTTATCTGCAAATGATTTCGTACAGGCGGGGTTCTACAACGGTGCTTCACCCGCTGTTGTATTGTCCGGTTCAGATGACATCAACACTAGCAGTAACGGTATTGTTAGTGGCTTTATGGGCTGGCTTTTAGGTTAAAGGAAAAATCATGGACTACACTGTCACACTCGATGCAACACAAGCGCAAGCTTTTACAAGCATTGCTGTATCTACGCATGAATGGATTCAAAACGCGGCAACTGCCCGCGCAGACATTGCTGTAGATTCTATTGTTCAACTTTGCGTTACAAAGTGTTTGGAAACCGGCACGCCAATTCCAGCAACAAAAGCCGAGATGGTATCGCTTGCGTTCGCAGAGGGTTGGGTTGCACCGGCTGAAGCGCCCATCAACGGAGCCTAAATCATGATTACGCTCAATGGCGATACTGGGATTACAACGCCCGGCCTGATTAACACGGGCAGTACCACGCTCATCAACTTAACAACCACAGGCAACACCATTCTGGGCGACCAGAGCACAGACACGTTGAACGTGGCCAATGGCAATTTGGTTTTGAACTCAAGTGGTAACTTGGGTGTTGGTACTGCGTCGCCTGCGTCTGCTCTGTATGTAAAGCGTACAAGCGGAAATTCTGGAATCTACACAGACTACAACGGCACTAATGTAGGCCGAATTGAAGCGGCTTCAAACGGTAATCTTTATATTGGCATCACGACTGGTTCTGGTGACTTATCCATTGGTAACACAGCTAATGCGACCGCACTTAATCTTAGCTCCTCTGGTAACTTTGGTATTGGTACTGCGTCGCCAAACGGCAAAGTAACCGTTATTGGCAATACTGTTGATATTAGAAATACTGCGGGTGCATACGGTACTGGCTACGCGCTTGAAATTGCTACTAACGCAACCATCCCCCGAATAGACTTAATTGATAACTCTGTTTACACGGGCAATATTAAGTCAACTGGTGGCGTATTCATTATCCAAAATAGCGCGAATGCAGCACTGACATTAGGCACTAACAACACAGAACGTGTCCGTATAACGTCAGGCGGAAATTTACTGGTTGGCACTACAGCTGACAACGGTCGTCTATCTGTTGCGGGAACAATTTACGGAAATAATTTTGGTAATGGTCAAACGGCTTTAAGTTTGCAAGACACATCAAGTGCGGTTAATCAATTTGTTGATATCAACCTTGCAACTGCGGGTGGCGCATATAACTATATGCGTTTTAGATTTGCAAATGAAGACATTATTAGTTGGGGTGCAAACCTTAGTGCATACGCTGGCATTCTTAGATTAAATTCACCATATGGTGCTATGACATTTAATGCCAATGGCTCAGAACGTGCCCGTATAACCTCAGGTGGCAACTTTCTGGTGGGAACTACAGGGAATGGTTCTCCCGGTTTTGGCGTTGCAAACAGCACCAACATTTCTTTCCCGGAGTCAACTGATAACACCAGTCTTGCCACTATGTTCCGTCAGGCAGGCAGTGGCGATTTAGTGCTTGGTAGTGGCGTTCGTTACAGCAGCACCTCAAACGGGTTTGCAAGCTCTTTTAATCTTGCTTGGGCAAGGTCTGCCGTTAATGTTGGGTATGGCGCAATTAAGTTCTTCACGGCAGCGGAGGCCACTGTTTCTGTAGGAACAGACACTACGCTGACAGAACGTGCTCGCTTTGATCCAAGTGGTAATTTAGGTGTTGGCAGAACAGATCCTCCAATGAGATTATCGGCGGCGGCTGCGGGCGCGGTTATAACTGGCACAGCTACTATTGGTAGCAACATGCAGGGTATCCAAATCTACAATACCACTACAGCAACTACAAATAATGCTGTTGGTTTGTGGTTTGCTACTGGACCACACCAAGCGGGTATTGCTTCATTCCGATCCGCTCCTGATAGTGGATGGGACACAGTCCTTGCTTTTTATACACACAACGCAACTACTAGCGGCCTTACTGATTGCTATGAGCGTATGCGGGTTGATGGTGAAGGTAATGTGTTGGTGGGGACTACGAGTTCAAACCCCTCATCGGGCGGACTAGCTTTTGCAAACACTTCATTTCTTGGTGGCGCGGGCTGGGGAATTATTGCTTCAGCAACTTCAACCGCAAGTAGTTACGTTGGCTATTTTAAAAACCCCAACGGCGCTGTTGGTTCAATTATTACCAGTGGTTCATCAACCGCTTACAACACAGCATCGGACTACCGCCTGAAGGCAGACATCCAGCCAATGACTGATGCGCTTGCCAAGGTTGCTTCGCTTAAGCCTGTCACCTACAAATGGAAGATTGACGGTTCAGACGGTCAAGGTTTTATTGCCCATGAGCTTGCAGAAGTTATGCCCCAAGCTGTAACAGGAATAAAGGATGCTGTTGATGCAGAAGGCAACCCCCAGTACCAAGGCATTGATGTATCGTTCCTAGTAGCAACCCTGACCGCAGCCATCCAAGAACTCAAAGCAGAACTTGATTCGGTAAAATCCGAGCTGGCAACAATTAAAGGAGCCGCGTAATGGCCTCATCGCTAAATGCCGACAACGGCGTAGTCAGTGGAACAGCTGGCCTCAAGTCGAGTGCTGACAACTCTGGGGTCTTGGATCTTCAGACCAACGGTACAACTGCGATCAGTATCAGCGCATCCCAAGTCGTAACTTTTGCCAATCAGCCTGCATACACCGGCGGCACAGCCAACGGCGTCCTGTATTTAAACGCCTCTAAGGTTCTGACAAGCGGCAGTGCGTTGGTGTTTGATGGTACTAACTTGGGTGTGGGGGTAAGTTCTCCTAGTACCATCATCCATGCAAAAGCGTCTGGAAACTACGGAACAATCTTTATTGATAACTCCAGTACAACGGGCGGGGGCGCATTTGCCGCCAGACAAAACGGAAGTACTAAAGCTATTTTGGGTGTAAGCGGAGCCATTGAAGGGAACACATCTAGTGATGCTGGTTTGTTCTCGGAAACTGGCGGGGGGATTCGTTTATATGTTAATGGTTCCGGTACGGCTGTTGCCCGTATAGACTCAAGCGGTCGCTTACTAGTTGGCACTACTTCATCGATTGGAACTGCTACTGTTGGTAGACTGCAGGTGCTTGGTGGTGAAACTTTTGTTACAACAAACAGTGAAGCTGGTGGTTTTGTTGGCGTAAATTCAAACGCAGATAATTCACTTGCTCTTGTTGCAGACGTAGACAGCTTACGTGCTGGTTCTCATATTGCTTTCTATGTTGATGGGTTTTCAGAAAAAGCCCGTATAGACACAGACGGTACCTTTTACATCAAAAAAGCCTCAAATGGAGTGCATCTTCAAACGCAAGTTGGCGGCCTTAACTCGACCGCTTTGGGTTCATTCAACGGCGCTCCCACTGTCGGCTCAAACGCATCGGGCTATTCTGGCATTATGTTCAACGGAGCTTCTTTTGAGCCAACTCTTGACGGCCTGAATGTTCGTCAAAGCGCTCTTGTAGACATTGGTTCTACTGGCTATCGGTTTAAAACAGGCCACTTTACGGGCATCAACTTCCCCGCAACTCAAGTAGCATCAGCTGACTCAAACACATTGGATGACTACGAAGAGGGTACGTTTACTCCCGCTTTTGCAGCCGGAACATTTACATACGGTGTTCGGACTGGTTTTTATACCAAAGTAGGACGCCTTGTAACGGTCAACTTTTTTGTTATGTGGTCAGCTAAAAGCGGCTCTGGCACTCTTAGTGTTAATGGGTTTCCATTTACTTCAACTTCTGCGGCTAGTTACAGGGCTACCGGTGCTGTTGGCTACACTTCTGGGGTTGGATTTGCAGTGGGTACTCAAATAACTTGGGCAATGTCTCAAAATTACACAGGCGCTGATTTGGCAATTGTTATTACAGATGCGGCTACCCAGTTTGCAGATGTTTCAGGTATGAGTGCTGCTGGCGAAATTCAAGGCACTATTTCATACATTGTTTAAGGAAAAATCATGGCAGTCTTCACCGAAGTAACATATATCAGCGAGTTCAACATCCAACCCAACGGCTGTATTGGCATTCGTAAAAGCACGGACGTTTTAAAAGACGACGTGGTAATCTCAACCACTTACTGGCGCTGCGTCTTGACCCCAAACGATCCGCAAGCTGATACAGTGCTGGACCAACAGTATTTCTTGGACATTGCAAACTACGCTTGGAGCCAGACTCCTCCCGTGCCGTACGTACCACCAACACCCCCAACAGAATAACGGGAAGCTGCCACCCGCTTTTGGCAGCAATTTAAAGGAAATAACATGGGAAACGAAAAAAAGACCCCCGTGAGTATTGACGGCGTAGAGTACAAGTACGAAGACATGACGCAGCAGCAACAGATGCTTGTCAACCATGTGGCCGACTTGGACCGCAAACTAGACTCAGCCCGCTTCAACTTGGATCAGATGCAGGTTGGCAGGGACGCCTTCTTTAAGATGCTCAAAGAAGCTTTGGAAACAAAGCCCGAAGTTGCTGACGTAGAAGCTAAATAATGGCACACCTACCCATCTGGTATACATCCGAACTGGACAGCGCTACCTGCGATCAAATCATTGCAGAGCTGTCCGGCATCGAGGTGCGCGACGCTTCTATGGGAGTGGCTGGGGAGACCTACGACAAAACTACCCGCAATACCAATGTGCGGTTTGGCGGTGACAACTACTGGCTTGGCGACAAGTTAGAGCAGTTTGCGCTAGAAGCCAACAAGGTCTGTAAGTGGGATTACCACATTACTGGCCGCGAGAATGTTCAGTTCGCCGAGTACGGACCAGAGCAGCACTACGCTTGGCACACCGACACCTTCACATTGGTTGGCACTCCAACAGACCGCAAGATTACCGTGGTCTGCCTCTTGAACGATGAGTTTGAGGCGGGGCAGTTCCAAGTGCGGCTGTACAGCGACTACACAGCACCGCTGAAAAAGGGGACAATGATTGCGTTCCCGTCTATTCTTGAACATAGGGTTATCCCTGTGACGTCAGGAATTCGCTACTCGGCTACCATGTGGTTTAACGGCCCTAGGTTCCGATAAGGAGAAGCTGTGTTTGGACTCTCAAGTTTTGCTCAAGCCCCGTTTGCCTCAACAGGCGGGGCATCCTACCTCTTTGTGGTGGCAGAGAACATTGACCTTGCAGAGTCCACAACACAGTCTTCAGCTTTCCTTCAGTCTATTACCGAAGACACAGTCCTAGACGACATTGATGCAACAGCGGGCGATCTGTTTTTGAGCATCATTGAGGCAGTCACTTCCGAAGACGTGCTAGCCATCCAAGCCAACTTCCCGCTGGCAATTACAGAGGACTCAGTCCTAGCGGATACTGCAGAAATTGCTGCCCAGTTTGCTCAGTCGGTGACAGAAAATAATGTCATGGCGGATGCAGCAGCAACCTTTTTTGCTTTTTTGCAGTCGATTACAGAAGCCCAGACACTTGCGGATGCCGATGCTACCCAGTCTAACTTCCTGCAAAGCATTAACGAGAACTTCACGCAGCTATCTGTGGAAACCGTAGAGGCGCAGTTTAGTGCTGCGGTCACCGAGAATTTAGAGATGCTGGACACGCCAGTGTCTGTGTTTGCCTTTGTGCAAACCATCGTTGAAACGTTTACATCCGCCGATATTTCGACTGCCAGCGTTGCTGTATTCTTCGTAATCAACGAAAACTTTACTTCTGCCGACGCCAATACTGCGTCACAAGGTTTCTACTTTGTTGTCAATGAGAACACAACCGTCAACGACATCATGTCGGTCACCGCGCAGTTTGGGGCAAGTATTGCCGAAAACGTATTAATGGGGGAGAATCCGCTTGTTGTTGCGTGGGTAAAAATTATCACCGATGAGAATGCCAATTGGGTAAACATTGTAGACACACAAGCTTCTAACTGGACGCTGATTGACATCCCCCAAACCCCATCATGGAATGTTATAAACAACCAATAATTCCGAGGAATACCAAATGGCAAGTACCTTTTCCAATCTTAAGTTTGAGCTAATCACGACGGGTGAACAATCGGGCGCATGGGGCACGACAACCAACAGCAATATCGGCACCGCCATTGAGCAAGCCATTGTTGGTATGGCCACACTAACCTCTGCCAACTTTACCTCCAACGTAGCCACACTCACGCTGTCCAACACAACTTCGGCTCAAAATGCTCGGGCGCTGTGCTTGGTGATCTCTTCAGGATGCTTGTCTGCTGCCGGTACGCTAAACGTCCCCGCAATTCAGAAGCCGTACCTGATTATCAACAACGACTCTTTTGCAATTACCGTCAAGGTCTCTGGCCAAACAGGTGTGTCTGTGCCGTCTGGCAAACGCACGGTGGTCTACAACAACGGCACTGACGTTGGCAACCAAATTGACTATTTGTCTACGCTGGCTCTGGGTACACCCTTGCCAATCACATCTGGCGGTACAGGTACAGCCTCAACCACGTTCGTAAACTTGGCCACCAACGTTACGGGCAACTTACCTGTCACTAACTTAGGCAGCGGTACAAGCGCCTCGGCTTCTACATTCTGGCGTGGTGACGGCACATGGGCTGCTGGTGTTGCAGGACCTACCGGCCCTACAGGTCCCACCGGACCCACAGGTCCCACCGGTGCACCCGGACCCACTGGACCCACCGGCCCAGCTTCTACAGTACCCGGACCCCCCGGACCTACCGGACCCGCATCAACCGTTCCCGGACCCCCCGGCCCGACCGGATCCACTGGAAGCCCCGGACCTACTGGACCTACTGGACCTACTGGCCCTGCATCAACTGTACCCGGACCCCCCGGACCTACTGGCCCTGCATCAACTGTACCCGGACCCCCCGGACCTACTGGCCCTGCTTCTACAGTACCGGGTCCTCCCGGCCCGACTGGACCCACTGGAGGCCCCGGACCCACAGGCCCCACAGGTTTGACTGGAAGCCCCGGACCTACTGGAGGCCCCGGACCTACGGGACCTACTGGACCTACTGGATCACCCGGCGGTCCCGGACCCACTGGACCCACAGGCCCCACTGGACCTACCGGACCCACAGGCGGCTCTAGCGGTCAAGTTTTGTACAACAGTGGCGGTACTTCCACAGGCTCAAACAACCTGACATTTGACGGCACTAACCTGACTTGTTTGGGTAACATCACTGCGTATTCTGATGAGACGCTGAAAATGAACTGGCGTGGTTTCCCTGATGACTTTATTGAGCAGCTTGCACAAGTTCAGAGCGGCGTGTTTGACCGTGTCGATACCGCCTTGACTCAGGTTGGCGTGGGTGCTGGCTCTTTAAAGAAAGTCATGCCTTATGCAGTTCAAAAACATGATGATGGCAAGATGTCTGTGTCTTACGGTAACGCTGCTTTGGCTGCGGTGATTGAGTTGGCCAAGCGAGTTGTGTCTTTGGAAAAACAACTCAAGGATAAATCATGACCCTTGCGTCGTCTGGTTACATTCGCATGGGCGGGTCAGACGCCAACCGCTCGGTGAACGTTGAGCTGGGCAATTCGCCAACAGCGACAATCACGATGCCGAGTGCAGCAACCAGAACGCTGACTGGCGTGTCTTCTGGGCCACTAATACTGCCTAATAGTTATTGGGGTAAATCGTCCATTGCAATTTCTCTAGCACCTTTAGTGGGTGTATACGGTCTTGCATATCCGGGTAATACTGCTTACGCTGAATACATTTTTAACAGTAACGGAACCATACAAGCTGGCACTAGCGATGGGGGTATACAAGGTTCGGGTAACTGGGCAACGCCCACCACTACCGGAATTGGTTCAAGCTATTGGATAAGATTTACGCAAACTGGTTCTTCTGGTGGCCCTATAACCGATACGGGTAACGCAAGAGGAGTTTGGATTCAAATAACACCGGTTTTATCTTTTGGCATTTCAGTAACAGCAAATGGCGCATTTTACAAACAATACACTGTTGAAATTGCAACTGATAGTGGTGGCTCCAACATTGTTGCAACAAAAACTGGCGTTGAAATAGGCGCTGAAGTTATTTTCTAATAAGTAGTAGGGGGCAGTGTGATTGACCCGATGACGGCGCTAGCAGGACTACAAAGTGCAATCAGCGTAGTCAAGAAGGCCAGCAAGGTTGCCAATGACCTAGCTGGCTTGGCTCCATCTATTGCGCGGCTTTTCGACGCCAAGAGCACCGCTACCAAGGCGATGCTTCAGGCTAAACGTACAGGTGGTAAATCAAACCTTGGCGCGGCACTACAGATTGAAATGGCGCTTGATGAAGCGAAGCGGTTTGAAGAACAGCTCAAAATGCTGTTCATGCAGGCGGGACGCATAGACGTGTGGAATGCCACCAAGGCTCGGCAGGCCGAGATGGACAGAGATGATGCCAAAGAGATGGCAGAGCTAAAGGCTGAAGAGAAGAGGCGCAAGGAAGCCGAACGAGAGCAGATGGAGTGGGCCGTTGCAATTGTTGTAATCGTGATGCTCGTTGGCGCTATTGGTTGGGGTCTTAATGAAGTGGCTGAAATGTGTGCCAAGTCAAGGTGTGGTCGGTGAATGAGTACCAAAAACAGTTTGACATGTTCCTCAAAGTCTTTGTCAGGCTGTGTATTGCTTGGTGGGTGCTTGGCTTACTCAAGTTTTTGCCTGATGATCTGTCAGACAAGATTGTGAATAAACTACTTGGGATGTTCGGACTATGAAGTACTTACTGCCGCTTTTGTTGCTTCTGGCTGGCTGTCAAGACAGGTTTCGTTACCCTTGTATGGATAGAAACAATTGGGAAAAGCCTGAGTGCCAGCGCCCCCAGTGCGCTATTACTCAAATGTGCCCTGACATGCTCATGAAAGCAGAAGATATGAAATCGGAGGTAAGATGAACTGGAATCCTGACCACGTTGAAGCAAAGATTAAACTGACCATTGCAGTCAGTTTTTGCATCACCATCGTAGCGATGGTGTTCTTGTCAATGTATTCGCTTGTTTTTGTAACGCAGCCCATGAGCGGTATTGCGCCAGCAGATAAACAGTTTTTCTTTTTGTTGTCTGACATGAGCAAATACATTCTTGGCTCTCTTGGCACTTTGTTGGCTATCAAGGGCAAAGACGTTTTCAAAGACATGGTGCCACCTAAAGACGAACCCAAAGAAGAAAAGAAGGAAATCGTATGATTGGACTAGACGCACTTTTAAACGTGGGCGGTAAGCTCATTGACAAGCTGATTCCAGACCCAGAGGCTAAAGCCAAGGCGCAACTTGACCTTGCAAAAATGGCACAAGATGGCGAATTAGCAAGGATGGCTAACGAAACCGAGCTGTACAAGACTGAGCAGAACAACCTGACCGAGCGGGTCAAAGCTGACATGTCCAGTGACTCTTGGCTGTCTAAGAACATCCGTCCTCTGACGCTGATCTTCTTGCTATTGGCGTATTCTGGCTTTGCCATTGCCTCAATATTTGAGTACGAAACCCGTGGCGCTTACGTTGAATTGCTGGGACAATGGGGCATGCTCGTGATGTCGTTCTACTTCGGTGGACGCACAATGGAAAAAATTGCAGATAGGATTAAAAAATGAATCTGACACCACATTTCACCCTTGAAGAACTCACGCACACTGACCACAGACAGTATGACAACACCCCAAACGAAGCCGAGCTGGAGAACCTTAAGCGGCTCGCCGCCTTCCTTGAGGAAGTCAAAACTGCCTTGGGCGGAAGACCAGTCATGGTTAACTCTGCTTTTCGCAGCAAGCAAGTCAATGATGCTGTTGGTTCTAAAGATACTAGCCAGCATCGCATTGGTTGTGCTGTGGACATCCGAGTACCTCAACTAACCCCTGACGAAGTGGTCAAAACCATCATTGCGTCTGGCCTGCCATACGACCAAGTCATCCGTGAGTTTGACCGCTGGACCCATGTGAGCATCCCAAACACGCCAGACGCCAAGCCAAGAAAACAAGCGCTGATTATTGATAAAACAGGCACACGGCTTTATGCTTGATGCGCACCCAAATTGATGGGAAAATGAGCCATGCCATTACAAAAGATTCTGTTCAAGCCCGGCGTAAATAAAGAGAATACGCGCTATACCACCGAAGGTGGTTGGTACGACTGCGACAAAATCCGTTTCCGTCAAGGCAACCCTGAAGTTATTGGTGGCTGGGAGCAAATATCAACCTACACCTTTGACGGGGTTTGTCGCTCATTATGGAACTGGGTGACGCTTGGCTTTTTGAATTTGGTCGGCGTTGGAACAAACACTAAGTTCTACATTGAAAAGGGCGGCGTTTACAACGACATCACGCCCATCCGCTCGACGGTTACGTTGGGGGCAAACCCTTTTTTAGCTAACGGCTCAACTACAGTTGTAGTGAGTTCTATAGCGCATGGTGCTACTACCGGCTCTTTTGTTACATTCAGTGGCGCAACAGGCACATACGCTTCAACATGGAATGCTGAGTACCAACTCACTGTTATAAGCCTTGATACCTTTGCTATCACGGTGCCGTCGGCAATTCCTGCCGGTTCTTATGGTGGCTCCGCCGTCGTTGCCGCGTACCAAATCAATGCTGGCCCGGCCTACGCGGTTCCTTTGACGGGCTGGGGTGCAGGTGGATGGGGTGAAGGTCCTTGGGGTACAGGCACTACGAGCACCAGCGCTTTGCAAGTCTGGAGCCAGACTAACTACGGTGAAGACCTTGTGTTTGGTCCCCGTGGTGGCGGGGTGTTTTACTGGGATGCCACTGCAGGTTTGTCTAGCCGAGGCGTAGCTTTGAACACGCTGGGCGGAAACGTAACATTTACCAACAGTGCTGTGACGGGTGTGCCTACTGTTGTGACTTCCACGATTGCGTTTACCGAAGGCGCGGCGCTTCAGTTTGCCGCTACGACATCTTTGCCGACTGGCATTCTTGTGTCAACTACATATTACGCTTTTAGTGTTGACGGCTTGACTTTTGGGCTTCTTGACGCGGCTGGTAATGAAGTCAGCACCACGTCTACTGGCTCGGGCGTTTACGTCTCAAACATTGTTGATGCGCCGGTGGTGCAAAACACACTGGCTGTCTCAGATGCTTCACGCTTTGTGATGGTATTTGGTACGAACGATTATGGTCAAACAGCTATTGACCCTATGCTGATTCGCTGGTCAGGCCAAAACGATCCCTATAACTGGACGCCAGACCCCACCAATCAGGCAGGGTTTACCCGACTATCTCACGGCTCTCAGATCATTACGACTGTGCAGGCCCGTCAAGAGATTGTGGTGTTTACTGACTCAAGCGCGTATTCACTTCAGTACCTTGGTCCTCCGTATGTATGGGCAGCGCAACTTTTGGGCGACAACATCTCTATCATCAGCCCCAACGCGGCTGTTATTGCTTCCGGTATTGTGTTCTGGATGGGGGTGGACAAGTTCTACGCATACGATGGCCGTATACAAACGCTTAACTGCGATCTACGCCGTCACGTTTTTCAAAACCTAAACCCAGACCAAACGCTTCAAATTTTCTGTGGCACTAACGAGGGCTTCAATGAAGTCTGGTGGTTCTATTGTTCTGGCAGCAGCACGACTGTAGACAAGTATGTGATCTACAACTACGTCGAAAAAATCTGGTACTACGGAACCATGGCGCGCACTGCTTGGCTTGATTCAGGGCTATTGCCAACGCCGATTGCGGCCACGTACAGCTACAACTTGGTTAACCATGAGTTTGGGTTAAACGACGTTGAGACCCCCGAAGTCCTGCCGCTTAACGCGTACATCTCTTCGTCTGAGTTTGATATTGGTGATGGCCACAACTTTGGTTTTGTATGGCGTATCTTGCCAGACCTGACCTTTGAGAACTCTACAAATTCCCCATCCGGCACTACGCCAACAGTGACCATGGAATTGTTTGGTTTGGCTAACTCAGGCTCTGGTGTCACAAGCGATGCAGGCCAGCCGGTATCTTCAAGCAGTACGTACAACATTACGGAAGAGTTTACGGGGCAAATTTACACACGCTTGCGTGGACGCCAGATGATATTCAAGATCAGTTCTAACCAAGTCAACACTGCTTGGCAGTTGGGCGCTCCTCGTATTGATATTCGTGCGGACGGAAGACGCTGATGGCTTCTAGTAAACGTATTATCAACCCTGCTGTACCCAATCTACCATTGGGGACGGAGCAGTACGAGCGTAGGTATCAGGATCAGTTTACCAACATCTTGCGTTTGTACTTCAACCAACTTAGAAATTCTCTTAGTGAGTTGCTTGGCAATGCGGGCGGTAAGTACATCAGTTTTCCGCATATCTCCGCGTCTAGTAATCAGGATCAATATGCTACGGGGAGCAACGTCCCCACAAAGATTGGCTGGAGCACGCTAGAGACTGTTGAAGGTTTCACGCTTGATTCCACTGGGTACGCTTCTAATTCATTTGCTGGCGTGTACAAAATTGAGTACGGCCTGCAGTTTGCCAACAACGCTAACGACATTCATTTTGCAACCGTGTGGTTAAGGGTAAACGGGGTTGATGTGCCTTTGTCTGGCGTCAAGTTTACGTTGCCTGCCCGTAAGAGTGCGGGAGTGCCTTATGAACTGCTGGCGTTTTCTAGTATTGTTTTTCCGGTGAATGCAAACGACAGAATTGAATTATGGTGGGCAACGGACCAAGCTGCGACTAGTGGAGGCGCTACGGGGGTGTACCTTGAGGCTGCGCCATCTTCAACAAGCCCTTATACGCGCCCATCAATTCCGTCTGCAATAGGCGCTATAACATTTGTGTCAGCGCTACCAACATGATAAACTTGATTAACCCCCATTTTGAGAGGCAAACATGAGCCTTCACGTATTAGCCAACCACATGGCCACAAAAGGGCGTGGCTCTGATTCCATGCTTGTTCACATGACTCCCGAAGAAGTGGCGAGTCTGCAGGCATTGGCCATGAAAAATGGCGGTTCACTGACTATCAACCCTGACACAGGTTTGCCTGAAGCTGGCTTCTTGAAGAAGCTTTTGCCCATGATTGCAGGCTTTGCACTAGGCCCTGCTGGTTTTGGTTTGATGAGCGCCGCAGGCGCTGGATTAGCAGTCGGCGGCGTTACTGCTTTGGCTTCTGGAAGTTTGTCTAAAGGCTTGATGGCAGGTCTTGGCGCTTATGGTGGTGCAGGTTTAGGCGAAGCTTTTATGGGTGCGGGTGCTAAGGTTGGTGCTGGTGCTGGCGCTAATTTGGCAACCTCTTTGACAGATGCTCAAGCACAGGCTTTAGGTTTTCAAAATGCCGCCACTGCCCCCGCCGCCAACGCTGCGGCTACATCAAACCTAGACAAAATCGGAGCTGGATTTAAAGCTGTTACTGATAGCCCCTCCGCGCTTGGACAGTTTGCCAAAGACAATTGGAAGGCGGGTCTTGCCGCCGCGTCTCCGTTTATTGCTGACGCCATGGTCCCAACAACGACCAAAATGCCTGCTGCCACCCCCGGCTACATTCGCCCATTCCAGTATGACGCTAATACCCGTACAGTCAGGGCAATGGACCCCGTGCTGGCCAGTGAGTGGGGCGCTCGTCAGTTCCCTGACTTTATTCGTAAAGGGGAGACCGCACCCCCCGCACCATCCGCACCCCCAGCAGGTCTAGGACAGCAGCTCCCACCCGGCATGGCCAGCGGCGGTATCGTAGCGTTGGCTGACGGCGGGGTAGCTGGGTATTTTGCTGGCGGTCTTTTAAAACAATTAGAACAAAGAGCAGACCCCGCTTTATACGCGCAGGCACAACAAGCACAAGCACAAGCACAAGCACAGGCACAGGCACAAGCACAGGCACAAGCACAAGCACAGGCCCCAGCTCAAAATACAAACGATCCGTATGCCAGATTTAACACCCTGTCTGGCCAGTCTAAGGATGCGTACGACTATTTGATGGGTAATACTGCAAGCGCTGCCCCCGCGGGAATTCAAGCAATTGCGCCCAGACCCGTTGTTTCAAACACAAACGCTCCAGCTACAACCACAACACCTGCTACGACTACTGATCCTATGAAGACGCAGCCAGTTACAGGCGGTGGTGGCGGGGGTGGTACTGGTGGTGGCGGAGGTGGTGGCGGGGGTGCGAGCGTAGGTAACGCCGGGTCCGATACTGGGTCCTCAACTACGTATTCAGGCTTTGTGCCCGAGCCAGCTAACCCCAACATACCTGTTGTAGATCTTACCCCTACGCCTGTAACGCCGCCTCAAGGGGATCCGTACGATCAGCCCTATGTACCTCCTCAAGGGGATCCGTACGATCAGCCCTATGTACCTCCTCAAGGGGATCCGTATGATCAGCCTTATGTACCTCCTCAAGGGGATCCGTATGATCAGCCTTATGTACCTCCTCAAGGGGATCCGTATGATCAGCCTGTTGAGCCACTGCCTGTTGAGCCACCGCCCTATATTCCTGACCCAGAGCCAGTTGATCCAAACTTCTTCGAGCCCGGTTATGGGAACACAGGTGTGCCAGAGCCTGTACCATATCAAGGCGATCCATACGATCAGCCCTATACGCCTCCTCAAGGCGATCCATACGATCAGCCCTATGTTCCTGAGCCTGCGCCTGCGCCTGCGCCTGCGCCGAATTCCGTATATGACTATGGCCCTGTGGACGATACCGGTGACGGCGGTGGCGACTGGTGGTTTGATGATGGTAATGATCTTGACGAAGACGCTTTTGAGTCTGCCGGTAAGGCCAACGGTGGTTTGATGGGCTACGCCAACGGCGGCATGATGCCCCGCTACGCCCTTGGTGGTCTTGGTGCACTGGGCGGTTACTCTGATGGTGGCCGTTTGCTCAAGGGTCCCGGAGACGGCGTGTCTGACAGCATCCCTGCTACGATTGGCCGTAAGAAGCACCCCGCACGTCTTGCCGATGGTGAGTTCGTAGTACCCGCACGTATTGTGTCTGAGCTGGGTAACGGCTCTACAGAAGCTGGCGCACGTAAGCTGTACGCCATGATGGATCGCATTCAAAAAGCTCGGGGCAAGACTGTTGGTAAGGGCAAAGTAGCCGCCAACTCCCGCTCTGAGAAACATCTTCCCGCATAAGGAGTCAGTAAATGACTAGCCAAACCATACAACAAACAACGCAGAATCAAGTAGGTTTTGCGCCTGAGGTTGCGCCGTATGCAACAACTCTGCTGGGCCAAGCGCAAGCGTTTTCTAACCCCAATATCCCCTATGAGGCGTATACAAAAGAGCGTGTTGCGCAGTTCTCCCCACTTCAAAAGCAATCCTTTGAAGGCGCTCAGCAAATGCAGCCTTCATATCAACTGGCAGGCGCTTCAGGTTTGGCGGGTTTGGCTGGGCAACAAGCACTCAACACACAGTACGGCCCTAGCAATTACCAATCAGGTAGCGTGACTGGCGGTGATACGCTGTCTCAATACATGTCGCCCTATGTTCAGCAAGTCATTCAGCGCCAGCAACAAGATGCTGCGCGTCAAGCGGCTATTGCAGGACAGTCTCAGCAAGCTCAAGCGGCTCGTGCGGGTGCGTTTGGCGGTAGTGGTGACTATCTTATGCGGGGTCAGGCCGCTGGTAATTTGGCTCGTCAAAAGGGCGACATCTTTGCTACTGGCATGCAGAACGCTTACGGCCAAGCACTAAACCAGTTTAATACAGAGCAACAGCAACGCCAGCAAGCGGCGCAGTTAAACGAGCAGTCACGCCAGTATGGCGCAGGTCTTGGCCTGCAAGGTTTGCAAACAGCTCTTACAGGCGCTAACACCTTGAACACAATTGGCCAAAACCAGTTCACTCAAGGCATGGATATTAACAAGTTGCAGAACCAATACGGTGGCCAGCAACAGCAACAGATGAATACTATTCTTGGCAACCAATACCAAGAGTGGCTCAACGCTCAAAACCAGCCCTACAAGCAAATGGGCTTCATGTCAGATATTATTCGCGGCGCACCTCTGTCTCAGATGGGCAGTACCCTGTACGCACCTCCTGCAAGTCCGATTTCGCAAATAGCAGGTGTTGGCCTTGCCGCTAAAGGCTTGGGCGTGTTCAAGAAGGGCGGCGCTGTTGAGGATGTTGCGTATAGGGATAAACCCGCAGGCTTGGCTGATCTTGCAATCTATAACATGGGCTGAAGAACATGGCACTCCCAAACTCAGAAAACATCCTTTCGCGTTTAGAAAAACTGCCCGATCAGGCCCTGAAACAAATGGCCATGATGCACAAGGCCGACCCGTATGTGTTGCCGCTAATCATCTCTGAAGATGGCCGCCGTAAACGCACGCGTCAAGCCGCGCAATCCCAAATGGCTCAGATGCCCAAAGTGGCCGATGCGGCTGTAGATCAGATGGGGATTGCACAACTACCAGCGCCCAACATCCAAGGTATGGCTGATGGCGGTATTGCTGGTTACGACGACAGTGACTTTGACTTTGCTCAACGCAGCGAGCCTGTGATCCGCATGTCTAAGGGCGGCCCCACCAAAATGTCAGGCGCAGAGTTGTTTGAAAAAGCTTTGGATATGGAAGGCATCACCGATCCAAAAGAACGTGCGTTCTTGAAGGCGCTTCACGCCCAAGAATCCAGCGGTAAAACTACTGCAAAAACGTCTAACCGAGACGCCCGTGGCGCCATGCAAATTCTTCCCGGCACGTTTAAGCAAGTGGCGGATAAAGACATGGACATTAACAAGCCGCTGGACAACATGCGTGCTGGTATTCGCTACGGTAAAAAAGGCTACGACGCGGCTGGTGGCGACCCTGTGTTGGCTGGCGCTTACTACTACGGCGGTCCCGGCGGTATGCAAAAAGCGGCCAAAGGCGTGGCTGTAAGTGATCCAAAGAATCCAAACGCACCAGACACTGTTGAGTACGGCAAGAGCATTGCCCAGCGCATGACTGCTATGTTGCCTATTGGTGCTGCTCAAGCGGGTACGCCACAAAAACAGCAAGCCGCAGCCCCTGCCGACACTAGCGCGGCTTCTCAAATTCCGGGACAAACTTATCAAGCGCCTGTTTCTAACTACGATCAAACCAACTCTTTCTTTGGTCGGATGGCTGACAAGTTGGGCATTCCTCTTGAAGCCCAGCGCCAAATTGGCACTACGTTAAACGCCCCTACACCATTGGCACCTGTTGTCGGCTCAGTTAAATCTGGGTCTTCTGGCATTGTTGCTTTGGGCGAAAAGCTTGGCGACAAAATTGGTCTTTTGCAAGGGCCTAAAGGACGTATGTCTGCGGCGGAACTCGCGGCTGCAAAAAATGAACAGAGTGGTATCAAGGCGCTTGAAGCGGCGCAGCAAGTTACCCGAGACGCACAGGCTGCTGGCGCTACATTGGAAGAGCAAGAGTATCTGCGCAAAATGATTGAAGCCCGCCGTGCCGCAGAAGGCCCAAGTAAAGCCGCTCAGATTGCACAGGCATCTCAAGCGCGGGAAGCTGTGGATGTTGCAACAGCGCAACGCTTAGCTCAAACCGGTCAAAAAGCTCAGGCTGCTGGACGTGTAAGCGCCCTTGCCAATGAAACGTTCCCTGCTGACACTTCTGCTGACGCAGCTTCTGCGGTTTCTGGACTTGGTTATAACCCCAACAAAATGGAGCCAGTTAGCCCTGACGAGTTTGGTGGCATACCGGAACCTGTGCAGGAAAAAGTTGTTGAAGCAGCTAAAGCAGTTGTGCCAGAGAAGAAAGGTTTCAGTCTTTCAGACGAGGACTACTTGTCCCTTGGCTTGCGGTTGATGGCCAATAAGAATCCAAACTTCTTGGTTGCGGCTGGCGAGTCTGGACTTGGCGCATTGGCTGACAAGAAAGAACGCGAAAAATCAGCAACAGAAAAAGCCTACAGAGAAGCTCAAACTAGGTATCAGTCTGCGTACGCAGACGCACTTGAGCGCGGTGCCAAGGAAAAGAACATATCTTTTGAAGCTGAAAAAGAAGTCAACGACTACATGGCCAACTGGGACAAGAACAACAAGATGTTGGCCTTGCAAGACCCAACGGCTCGCATGCGCGAAGAACAAAGAATTCGTGAACAAATCTATGCAAGTGCTGGAGTTAAACCTATAATGGCTAAACAGGCCGCACCTGCGGGTGGCGGAGGCTTTAAGTTTTTAGGGGTTAGTTGACACCCCGTAACAATTAGGATGCGCTGCAATGCCCATATACAAAGTAGAAGGACCCGATGGTCGTATTTATAGTGTAGAGGGCCCTCCCGGCGCATCTCCTGATGAAGTTGTTGCTTTTGTTCAAGCAA